ATTCTTCATGAGAATAATCCTTCTAATGTTGCAGTTTCCCTTACCTGCCATCCTATACAGCCGAGCAGGGAGTTTAACGGTTCAATAAACGACTTATCAAACATCTTATCATAATCAATGCTATCTTGCAGATTAAATTCAGGGGGTATTTCTGCAGGAAAAGTAATTACATGAGTACCTAATATATTAGGTTCTTTAAGATAAAGAAACTTAATCTTATCGCCCTCCTGTATTAATTGGTACTTCTTATTTAGCCCTCTGGAGGTAATTAGATGATTATAGATCAGTGCACCCCTTACATGGATAGGAGTACCTTTCCGAAAGATAGAGTTCTGATCGCTATATTCTTTGATACCATTTACTCCTCGAGGAAAAGCTATATTCTCCGGGGTCAGGTTATGCCAGGTGGCCTCCAACCGCACCACAAACTCTCTTAAAGTATCTTCATCTTTAGTCAGAGCTATAGACACAGCTTCTTTCAACGCCTTGCGCACCGGGGCGGGGGTAGATGATCGAACAATCTCCATGCCCAATACTTTTAACTTAGGGGGGTTATAAGTAACACCCTCGGAATTATAGACATTTACAGCATAGCGTTTCTTAGCGATCCATATACCCCTATCGGCAATAATCTCTCTTTTAAATTTTATCTTTCGCTGGTAGGTATTTAAGTACTCGGAAAAATCTTCACAACAAGTATTAATAACCGGCTCAATATTTTTAGCGCAATACTTATCTAAAATATCCACCACCTCTTCGCTGGTCTTATCTTTAAGATTTCGCTCCACCAATTCTCTAAGAGTTATATAGGTCGAGTCGGTATCAGAATAAAAAGAATACTCTTTATCCTTAGTCTTACATTCTTTATTAATGAAGTCGTTTAACTTTTGGGCAACAGATCGTATAATAAGCTGCCCGGTCATCGTAATACCTTCTGCTATTCGAATATCATAATATCTAAAGTGCACGTTACCCAACGCACCGTATAAAGAATTCATTAGAATTTTAGCAGACATCTGCTTAGAGTTAAGGCTAGATATTTCGTTAAGGTATTTGTTATCTTTAGTCTTTTCATAATTACGTTGAGCAGTTAACATTAGCTTTTTAGCTACCTGTCGCTCACCAAAGTAAAACTCAATTAGCTCTGGAAAGATACCCTTTCTATCCTTTCGAAAGCACTGCCCATTAGCGGTCATCGCAAGACTTTCATCGTGTATGCTTTGAGTTATAAACTCCCTATTCAGAAGCTTTTGTATACTACGATCATCATCCGCTAAGTACTTCTGGCCCTGCACCAGGGTCTCAGGAGACATATTCCAGGACATAATAATAGAGGGATAAAGAGAGGTAGCGTCGAAGGACACCACCCAGTCATAACGACTTGGCTTAGGCTCCTTAACAAAAGCTCCCATAATCTGCCTATCCTTCTGAGGATCTACTTCTTCGGGATTATGGACAATAATATTCCGCTCAAGTAGCTTATTATACAGAATACAATCCCAGGTCCGAACAGAGGAAAATATATCCGTATAGTTACACTTAGCATCATATGCCATGGTAAGGATAAGATTAATAATTTGCATCTTAGTCTCCAGCTGGTCCACCAGCTCGACGTCAACAATATTATAATCTACATATAGTTCCCAATCCTTGGTATAGAATTCTTTAAAAGAACCATAATCATGCTTAAGCTTTTCTTTATCTAACTCTTCCTTAGCTACGGTATCTAGCTTATAGTTCTCAACCATTTTATAGGAGAATTTCCTATAGAGATCCATAAAGTCAAGTATAGATATACCCTTCCAGTCATAAGCTATCTGAGTACGGCCTCGGGCATAAGGTACTTCATGCTCTCTAATTATACCCCAGGGGGAGCATTCCTTCAGCGCTTCATCCCCCAGCACTTTTATAATTCTTGATGATAAGTAAGCAATATCAAACAGCTGACAATTCCAACCCGTAATGACATCGGGATAATCCTGCTTTAAGAAATTAATAAACTGCCGCAGAAGATCAAACTCGTCTTTGCACTGCTTATATACTGCGTTAGATTTTTTACTTAGATAAGGCTTACATCCAAAAGAAGTTATATCCTTAGTATTGTAGTCTTGTATAGTAATAAGTAAAACTTCTTCTGGAGCAGTTCTTGGATCAGGAAATCCATACTCAGTAGAAGTCTCAATATCTATCGTAAGGATCTTCATCTGGGTGATGTCAAACTTAATCGACCCAGGAAACATCTTACTAATGAATTGATAGGTATAGTTAGTATTTCCAAAAATAGGAAAGTTACTTACATCCTTATATCTCTTTACAAAAGCTTTAGCATCATTAATGGATGGGAACTTGACCCGTTCAAGATTTTCACCCTGCAGAGACTTATAGGTGGACTCCTTGCCGGATCTGGTATAGAGGGAAGGCTCAAAGGTTACCTTATGCTTAATGCGCTTTCCATCCTCTATCCCTCGGAAGAGTACGCTATTGCCATGGGTATAGACGTTGGTATAAAACATTTTAATCAGTATAAATAATTGTATATTATAATGTATCTTGCAGGGGACTACCAGTATACGGGTATTTTTTATCTACCTTAAACAAAATATGGATAAGCTTAAAGATCTACTAGTCGAACTTTTAAAATATATAGGTGAGAGTCCTTTTCGTCTCTTTACCGTTATCTTACTTTGCGCTCTGGGATTTGGAGGATGGATAGTATATTCAGAAAAAGATGCCTTTATGTCTTCTTATCGAGCACAACAAGCACTACCAAAAATGAATGGCAAGTATGAAGAAGCGTATACATTTTTACTTAAAAATGCTAAAGCAGACATGGTGGCTATTTTAGAGGTAAACACATTATCCAATACTAGAAAACTAGCTTTCTTAGCAACCAAAGAAGGGGGCCGGGATATAACACACGATGGTGTGAACGTTGGTTTATTTTCTAAAAACTATGACAATAATACAGATGTTATAAGTCTGATGTCAGGTAAAATACCCTGCAGCGTGTACCAGAAACCACAAAGTTTTATTGGGTTTGTTTACCGTGATTATGGCGTTAATTATATGTGCAGAATCAGCGTGCCGGCTGAACCTGGAGTCTTTATCGGTCAGATAAGTGTAGGTTGGAAAGTAATTCCGGAAAATAATGAAGAATTACAGACCGCCATGTTAGTGGCCTCTTCAATATTGTATAGTAAGAAGTGAAGAAAGTAGTAGTTTTCTTCCTCTCTATGGTTTTAGTATTAAGCTATGCCCAACCTATAACTATGGAAAAAAAAGTTAATTGTGGTAAAACAGCCGATGTATTTGCAGCATTACAAGAAAGCTATCAAGAAATCCCCATCTGGGTAGGTACTGATGAGGAGGGGGTGAACTCTGTTATACTCGCTAACAAAAAAACTGGGTCTTGGACCTTTTTACAGTTTACAGATAAGGTAGCTTGCTCGCTTGGGGTGGGAGTGAAACACAAGCTAGTGACGCCCGGGCTTTACGTATAATTATCTAACTACAGTTGACCAGGGAAATCCGCTTTTATGCATACTTGAGGTTTGTTCGTTCCCTCTCAAAAAGAAGTCAGCTTGCACAGAGCCTTCATTGCCCCCCAGACGATAATTTAAAGTATACTGGCTACTGCAGCCATAGTTCTTATGCTGCACCTCATCTTTAATAAGCGTATAGAATCTGCGATCTGCACCCCAACCATAATCCCACATATGTCCAGTTAGCCGTAAAAAGTTTTGACTAAAGCAATAGGTGCTAGAATCTATCAGATGACTATCCTTATCTACATATACCGGCCAGCGACCCAATGATTCGCAATTATCCTGGCATATAAAATTCTTATCTTTATCATGTATGTTACGCAGACTATAAGCCCAGTCAAACTTATACTTCTCGCATTCTGCCACTAGGCTCTCTACATGGTAGGGTTCATACCAATTATCTTGATCTAGAAAAAATATATAGTCATGCGCAGTAAGATGACCGAAAGCGGCCATTATCCTATGACCATAAAAACCATTAGCACCTGTATTAAAAGGTATATCAGTACGCGTTACCTGTACATTCTTGGGACTTATTAAGGCGACTTTCTTTAAAATTTCATCCGTCGCTGCGGTAAACTTAAAGCCATCCACCACAATAAGATGCTCGGTATTGGTATAGGTTTGATCTTGAACCGAGATGATTGCATCTATTAGCTCGAGAGATCCGGTGGTGGGAGTTATGACTAATGCTTTTTTCATCTTAAATTATAAAATAAATTGGTGCGAGCTACAGGATTCGAACCTGTCCCGTAAGAATTATGAGTTCTCGGCACTACCTCTATGCTAAACTCGCTTATACGTTAATTATAACGGATCATAACTATTTAATCCACTACTTTAATTTTTTACGTAAAGCGTCTTTACGCATTAAAAAACTTCTATTTGGGTCTCTTGCCTTGTAGACGGTAATATAACTTACCCCTTCCACCATATGCACATCATGATAATTTGCACATAGCAATTCTTCTGCATTAATTGGGTTAAATAACTCAATTGGGGGTGGGGGATATCTCCCCGAATTGTTTAATGAACGCGTAGGCTGTGTCTTCATTATAAAATACCGCCATCATACTTTTTGTAGTTACTTTGTTATAAAAAAACACCAGGATAGTACAGTCGAGGATACTGGCTTTTATTGTCCAGCGGCCTCGCTGTACGGGTCCTAGTGTGACGTATTCTAATTTCATAATCGGTGTTTATACCGAATATTTATAGAATACGACTATCTCACATATTGCTCTTCTTCCAAAAGTAACTCACCCATTGGCTTGGTTTTCTTTTGTTTAATAGAACTGGTGTCGTTAACTTCAATCTTCTTTGGCTTTTTGTGTTCAGGTACTC